GGTCTACCTGCGGAGCAAGGGTTTCGTCGTCGAGCCCGACCCCGCGAACTTCGTGTTCAAGAACGAAAGCGCGAATCCGGCCGTGATCGATCTGCTGGTGGTCGTCAAGAACATGGATACCGCTCCTACGCCGGCTCCGGCACCGCCGCCCCCGGCGGTTCCCACGCCCGCGCCGCCGCCGCCCGCTGCGCGGATGCTGCCAGGGGTACAAGGCGCTCGGCAGGTGGCCCCGGCTGCGCGTCCTGTGGCGGCGCCGATGCCCCGTAGGAGCCCGCCCAAGAAGAACGACATGTTCACGCCTGTGAGCCCCCCACAGCTGATCCCTCCGGCGCCCAAGCATCGGATTCTCGATCGGCAAGCGGCCTCGTCGCCCGCGTTGATGTTGGCTGGGCGCGATCGGGGGCTGCCGGTCCCCGCTGCGACGGTCCCTGCGTTCGACGGCGTCGAGAAAGGGGCCGAGGAGCTGATCGACGAGGGCCCGATCGACGAGGGTTCAGACGACAGCAGCCCGTTGCTCGTGGATCCGAGCGAGATGGATCCAAACGCGCGCGCGATCTTCGAGGACATTCTCTTGCGCTCGTCTTCGCGGGCGGAGGAGGGCCCTCATTACGCGACCGATTCGGCGACGGATCCGCTTCGGCCGGAGGGGTACTTGGATGAGGACAACGGATGACGGAGAAGCGCCATCTTCCGGTCATTCCGCCAGAGCTCGTTGACGCGGCTCTTCCAGGCGGCGCGTTCTCACACTCGCAGTACGAGACGTACAAGAGCTGTGGGCGCGCGTACGAGTTCAAGTACATTCAGAATCAGCGCCTCGCGCCGGGCCCCGCCATGGCGCGAGGGACGGCGATTCACTCGGCGGTCGAAACCGCGCTGCGCTACAAAATGGCGCACGGCTCGGTCCCCTCGTTGGAGTCCCAGCTCGCAGTGGCGTCCGCCGCCTTTGACAAGGCGAAAGAAGCCGTCGAGCTCTGGGGCGACGACGAACCCGGAAAGCTGAAAGATCTGTCGCTGAGTCTTTACCGCGTATATCACGCGCAAGCGCTCCCGAAGATCAACCCCGTCGAAGTCGAAGAGCCCTTCATCGTGAAGGTCGGCACCGTCACGGTGCGGGGCGTTATCGACCTCGTGGACCGCGCGACTGAGCATCCTGGTGATCCTGGGCGCTTGGAGGTCGCAGATCTCAAGACGTCCGCCGCGAAGTGGTCGGAGTCGGATGTCAAGAACGACGCGCAGCTCTCGCTCTACACCGCTGTCAAGCGTCTAGCTTTTGGGCGCATTGACAACCTCGTGAGCACCAAGACGCCCGCGATGCACAGGTTGCAGACAACCCGTGGGCCACGCGACCATCGGAACCTGATCGAGGACTACGAGCAAACAGTGGACGCCATCAAGCGGGGGATCTTTTTGATGGCACCCATGGACTCGTGGAAGTGCACACCCAAGTGGTGCGGCTACTACGCCCAATGCAGGGGGCGCGGTTGACGTGCCCTACCGCACCGCTGCGCCTTTGCCTGAGCACCAGTTCGGGCTGACCTGCGGCGAATGCGGAGCTCGCGCCCCTGGTGATTCGCCGCATTGGGGGTTAGTGTGCTTTGTGTCGACGGGGCGCCTTTTTGTAGCGTGCCCCGTTTGCGTCAAGGAGAAGTACCCGTGGGTGAGAAATACGGCGTCGTTGCGAAATTCGACGAGAATCAGGTAGAAGAGATCGGAACGAAGCCTTTACGGCGTACGGCTGACGTGGCAAACATCAAGCGATGCCCCCAGTGCGACGCTCCTCTTCTCGAAACCGCGACACGCACAGCTCAGTGTCCGAACTGCGGGACGTCGCCGTTCGAGCGCTGAGCGCCGAGTCGCACATCTTCTACGACGCCAACATCCATAAGCAGGTCACCGTCTGGCTCTTCACGGCGTACTTCACGTCACCTCATTCAGAACGTGATGTTGCCGTAGAGCTCTGGGCGTGTTATCGCCATCTTCTAGAAGGTGGAAAGGTAGAGGACCTGCCCATCACCTTGCTTAACAGACGTCTCGCCATCGCCATGATCCGCAAGATCCTGCGTGGCGAACTTCCTCAATTCGAGGATCCCGAAACGAACCAAGGAGCACAGTATGACCACGGAGAACACGGAGAACACGGCCCCCACGAAGAAGACCGCGCCGAAGTCGAAGTCGTCCACCCCGTCCACGTCGGACGGCGCTGAGAAGGCGACGGCCGCCGACCTCGGGTTCGAGTACGACTTCCTTCCGATCCCCGCCGACGTCGCGACGGCGGGCGTGATCAAGATCAAGCCCAAGGACATCGTGGTGAGCAAGGTCGATGCGCGCGCGGCGCCGGCCCTCGTCGACGACGAGTTCGTGGACAGCATCCGCAAGGACGGCCTCATCCAGGACCCGTGCGTGACCTACGCGCGGCACAAGGCGTCGGGCAAGTCCGTCTGGCTGATCGTCGCCGGGCGCCGCCGTCGCGAGGGCTCCATCAAGGCGGGCCTCGACACGATCTCCTGCAAGGTCAAGGAGATCAAGAACCTCAGGGAGTACCTGATCCTCGCGGGCCAGGAGAACCTGAAGCGCGACCAGATGTCGCTCTGGGACAAGTTTTGCTTTCTGCAGAACCTCATGGCCAACGGCCTGAAGCAGAGCGAGCTCGAAGGCGTGCTCAGCGTCACCGGCGGCAACATCACGCAGATCCTCGTGGTCGGCAAGCTCGACCCGCGCGTGCAGAAGCTCGTGCGAGAGGGCACCAAGGAGCCCTTCAGGAGCTACGCTCCCTCCGTCGTCCGCGAGCTCAAGCGGGTCACGGACCCGGAGCTTCAGGTGGCGTTCGCGCAGCAGGCCATCGAGGAGGCACTGGAGCCGAAGTCCCTCAAGTTCGTCGTCGAGAAGTGGCTCAACAAGCAGGCGCTCGCGGCGGCGGACAAGGGTGACAAGCCCGCAGCCAAGGGCGGACGCGGCGTGAAGCTGCCCGAGGCGGTGGAGCTGAAGCAGGTCAAGCCCATCAGCAAGAGCGACCTCGTCACGTTCTACAACTTCTCGAACGCGCGGCTCGCGAAGCTGAAGGCCAGCGAGCGGTCCAAGCCCGAGACGGTGGCCTACGAGAAGGGGCGCCGCGACGGGATCGCGCAGGCCGCAGGACTCGTCGAGCTTCCGGCTCTGCCGGAAGGCGAGGAGTAGTCGCCGCTCACGCAGGTGTGAACGCGTCAGTGAGGCACGTGATCTCTTCCTCCGAGAGATGTGCCCGCAACTGCGCAAGCGCTCGCACCTGCACCTGCTCTACGCGTAGAGCGGTCATCTGAGATCCGTCCAGCTCGTACAAGATCTGGCCGATCTCTTGATGGCTCTTCGCCTCGCCTCCCCGTAGGCCGAACGCGTAGATCATCACCAACTTTTCCAACCGCGTGAGCTGGGCCTGCGCGAGCAACGCCAGCGCGTCGACTTGAGCGCAGTGCACGTCGCGTTCGACGTCAGTCGCTTCGTCCACAATGACGACGCTGTCGATGGACGCGATGGTCGGCTCCTCGAAGTTGTCGACGTGCTCACCGCGTGCTTGCTTGCGCTCGTTCTCGACGCGCACGCGGTGCATTTCTTTTCGTGTGTGGTTGGGCACGTGCACAACGCGCACGCGGTAGGTCGCTTCCTGCATCTTTACGTGGATCCAGTTCGCCGCGTACGTGAGGAAGCGAATCCCCCTCTCTGGATCGAACAGCGTAATGGCGTGGAGCAATCCTTCGTAGCCAGCGGAGATCAGCTCGGTGAACAGCGATTCGTCATGGGACCGGCGTCGAGCCTGCTTGATGACGAAGCGGTAGTACCCGCTCGCGATCTCGTTGCGGACGCGGTCGCACTGAGCGCGAAACCGTTCTCGTGTGTCGGGGTTCGGAGTCAGCTCCGCTTTTGTGCGCGCCTCCTGGTACGCCGTAAAGAGGAGATACTCCTCTTGCGCCGTGCGAATGGGGTGCGTGCCCACGTCTCGAAAGTGCAGATCCAGCAGGGGGTTGGTCGTCTTGGACATCTTTCTTACGCCTTTACACGCCTGCGCCCACGGGGTAAACAATAGCTCTAGTCGCAGGCATTTCGCTGCACATCAAGGAGAACACTGATGTCGAATTCCAACAACAACAACAAGCAGAACAAGCAGAACACCGCGCCCGCCGTCGCGACGGCAACGCCCACGTCTCCGGTGCTGGAGACGCCCGCCGCGTCGGCCATCGAAGTCGCAGCGCCCGCGACCTCGACCGCCATCGAAGTCACCGCCGACGTCCCCGTGAGCGCGCTCACCAAGCGCTACAAGGACGCGCTCCCGCACATGGCGGCGTACCTCGATCAGGTCACGCCTCCGAATCCAGGGGAGATCCAGGACGCCTTGGCGGCCTTGTCCCCCGAGAAGCGCGCGGCCTTCACCGCAGCGCTCTCCCGCATGAACCCCATCAAGGCGGGACAGCACACCTCCCGCTCGGAGTTCCGTCTGCCGGAGATGCGCGTCTTCCAGGGCACCGGAACGGACGAGCTGCGTCCCAGCGACTGCCCCCAAGGCGGCGTCTACACCACCGATGGCCGGATCCTGTCCGCGCCCAAGGAGGCGTTGGCCAACTTGAAGCACAACCCCAAGTACAAGAACCTCGACACGACGGTGCGGGGTTTCGTGATCGGCGTGCACGAAGCGCACACGTTCTGGCCGCCTCGCTCCGGGAATCTTCCTCCCGGAATCGAGGTTCGCACGAACGCGCCGATCTGCCGCTCGGTCGATCGACAGCGTGGGGACTACTTCGGCTCCTGCGCGGCGTGCACGCACCGTCCCTTCATGGACGGGAAGGCGAACAGCAAGGACGCGTGCAGGAACGAGGACCACATCTACTTCGTCCCGGCTGACTTCAGCGGCGTCTACCGCATCGTGTTTCACGGCAAGTCGATCAAGCCGGGCTCCGCGTTCATCAAGAAGAAGACGCGCCCGTGGGCCGCGTACTACGAGCACGCCTTCGAGCTCGATGCGAAGGCCGTGGTGCGGGGGCAAGAGCGCTGGTTCGAGCTGACCGCGTCAGTGGCCTCGGAAGTGCCCGACCCCTCGGCCGAAGAGGAGGCGCTGCTCAACGCGCTCGTGCGGCAGGTGGACTACGAGGTCTACTTCCCGCAGCTCTACGCGATCTATACGGCAGAGCCCAAGGTCCTCGCGGACGCCGGTAGCTCTTCCGACATGGCCGCGCTGCTCAAGAACGCGGGCAACGTGGGTTCGACCAAGGACGTCAGCAAGATCGGTCTGTAGTCCCTGCGTGGAGCACGGCCCGCGTTCTGTACCGCGTAAAAGCGGCACGGAACGCGGGCCGTTCGTTTCCTACTGTTTCTTTGGCCCCACGGAGCGCACTCATGGACGATTACAACGAAATCGTGCTGAAGCACGGGCCTTGGTCTGTATCCAAGGTTGGCGTGCTGAACTCCTGCGGTAAGCAGTACTTGCACAAGTACGTTGAAAAGCTGTCGGAGGGAAAGAAGAGCGATGCCTCCCGCGTGGGAGTCGTCGCGCACGCGGTCATCGAAGCAGGGCTGCGTACGCCCGGCATCGACTTGCACAGCGTGATGCGGGAGCAGGCCGAGATCAATCAGCTCGCACGAGAAGAGCTGATCACGTCTTCGGCGAAGCTGTCGGCGATTCAAGACTTCTTGGATCGCATCACGACGTTCAAGGCGAACAACGGCGTCACAGGGGAGTACATCGAACACCAACTCGCGATCTCCCCGACGCATACAGCAGTGCCCTTCAAAGTCACTGAGACCACGCATCCCGACCTCTGGTCGGGACAGCTTCACTGGCTGGGCGGCGACCTTGTCGAGCCGGTGCTCGAACAGGGGGCGGTGTTCCCCCCACAGGGCGTCTCCGCTCGCGCCGCGTACGTCGTGATCCCGCAGGGGCTCTTCAAGGGCTTCTTCGAAGTTCTCGAAGTGGACGCGGGCACGCTACGTCTCGCGGCGTTCCCTCCTCCAGAAGCGCAGAAAGCGATTCAGGCGGGAACGCTCAACTTCAGCGAGATGCTGGAGAGCTCCTTCATCAAAGGGGGCATCGCATCCAAGCCGTTGCTTCGAGGCGTCATCGACCACGCGATGCGCACGAGCGACGACTACTTGATTGTCCTGGACCACAAGTCTGGGAAGAAGAAGCCGATCGCGGAGCACTCGACGCAGTTCTACGCGTACATGGCTTTGGCGCTGGTCAACTTCCCGTGGGTCCAGGGCGTTCAGTCCGGGATCCATTATATCGGCGAGCCAAAAGTGGATTGGTTCCCCCGATTCGACGGCAAACCCGGAGCGTGGCAGCGGGACGAAATCTCCCGTACGATGTTCCCGTGGTTGAGGCAGTTTCTGAATCGTACCGCGCTCAAGTTGGGCGTGGTCGATACAGGCGCACCGAGGGCCGAGACCGGCTGGCAGTGCGGATTCTGCGGCTACCTTGCGCACTGCGAGCCGGGCCAAGCCAAGGTCAAGGAGCGCGCGCAGCGCAAGGGCGACGCGAACGTCTAACGCAGGGTGAAGGGCGCCCATGGCACGGAAGACTGGCGACAAGGCAACTAAGTTCTCACACAACGACGGCCACAAACTCCTGACTTTGTTGGACGTCACTCAGCTCAAGACGCTTCTTGAGCATTCCTTCCCGGAGCACCGAATCACGCAGATCGGGGCGACGGCGATCAAAACGAATTGCCTCGCGGCGAACGTCACCGGGCACATCGACAAGAACCCGTCGATGTACCTCGACGTGGCGCGCGGCACGATCAAGTGCAAGGCGTGCGGCTATTTCAGTCGCAACCTCTTGCAGTTGTTTCAGGACGCGCGCGGTTGGTCCTACCGCGAGACGCTCTCTCAGGTCTTGACCTACACCGGGAAGCGTCTCGTCTCCGAGAAGATCGAAGGCGATGTCGAGGCGTACGACGTCCACAACCTCGCCATCGCGACGCTCCTCCACGTTTGTACGACGTACGCGCGCAATCTGCTCGCGCCGCCGATCGACCCGGAGGATCAAAAGAACTACGACGCCATTGCGCTTCACGCAGCGGCGCCAGTGCTGGAGTGGTTGTTTCAGCACCGACAACACAAGCCTGAGCACATCGGGGCGCTGCCCTATGGTGTCTGGCCCCCGCAGCATGTGATGTATGCGTACGCTTCGGAGCGCTTGGAAGCGCAGGCGAGCGCGCAGTACGCACGGTTCCAGAACACGTATCTCACGCCCGAACGGCGGGAGAAGGTGCTCGATCGGATCAAGGCGATTGCGGAGCCCGCTGGGACGGAATGGACGAACTCCGTTGCGTTCTTCAACGGGCACGGGCTGCGCACTCCGGGCAAGATCCGGCTGCGCCGCCCGCACAACGAGGACGAGAAGGACGGCAACTACCTCACTCTTCCTGGCTTCGCAGAAGATGACCCCATTGGGTACTTCGGACTGTATGCGCCGCATCTCGGGGGGCTCGACCCTTCCGAGGCGAAAGCACTTCGGTTCTTCCTCGTGGAGGGGGAGAACGACGCCATCACCGCCCAGGAGCACTTTCTTGCTGCGGGCATTACTGGCTACGTCTTCCTCGCGTCCAACGGCGCGTTCAATGACCTCGACGCGCTCAGCGCAGCAGGGATCGACGACATCTACTGCATCTCCGATCACCCTGTACGGGGTAAAGGGGAGACGTGGCTTCGAGGACGCTTGCTGACGGGCGCTGAAGTCAACGTCAAAGTCTTTCGAGGGTGGTCGGCCCTCGACAAGATTCCGGGCATGCCGAAGGACCCAGACGACGCCATTCAGCTCGGGGGATTCGACATCTTCCGGCGTACGCTGATCGACGAGGCCGACAAGTGGTTCGTACCCGTAGACGTCTGGGCGTTGGACCGCGCGATCGAAGACGCAGCGGTGCTGAGTCCTGACGCCGTTCGAGAGCGAACTGCTGTTGCGGTGACATACGGCGAGGCCGTACGGAACGCAGCGCAGCTCTCTCAATACGTTGAGCGGGTCTGCGTCAAGCTTGGTTTGACTCCCGCGCTCGTGCGGGGCCAGATCGTGCGAAGCAAAGACGACGAGCAGGGGTTGATCGCGCGCATCATCGACGTGCTCACTCGGCTCTTCCATCCTCTGTACAAGGAGGACACTACGCGCGGCGCGGTGCTCTACTTGCATCACCGCACCAAGGACCGAACGATTCGCTTCGGTACTGACGACGGGGCAGGCGCGCTCTCCGCGATGGCCAACGTTGTGGGGGACGTGCACACGTTCTTCGCAGAGCAAGTTGGAATCCCCGCGTGGGTGATGCCTCAACAAGGCCCCGGAGCGCTGCAGCCCGTGCGCGAGCTTCAGCGCATCTTTTCGGACTACTTGAAGATCGCGATTCAGTCGCTGTTTCAAGACGTCCCGACCAGGGAGGAGTGCATTCAGTACGGACAAGGCGTGCACGTCATTGAAGACCCTCACGCGCCGTTCGGCGTTGTGCTGATTGTCGTCAACGGCATGTGCGTCTACGAGGGCGTGTACGCGCCGGACGGGTCTCTCTCGCTTGTGTGGCGAAAGCTCGAAGGCCCATCACGAGGACGTGCGCTCTTCTTGACCGAGGCGGTGCCCCTGTTCCCTGAGCTTCGTAGCGTTGGCGATCTTGAAGAGAGCAATCACTTCACGATTGACGACGTGCGCGTGTACATCAGCAAGCTGGTGCACTTCTACCGCACGGGCTGGAGGACGCTGACCACCGATATCGACGCGGTGTTCATGGCCTACTACCAAGCGGCGTTCTCTGCGCCGCATCTCTCGCCTTCTAAGGTGCACTTGGAGCTCGTCGGCCAGCACTCTTCTGGCAAGTCGACGGCGCTCAGCACGTTCTGCGGAGGCCAGTTTCCGCACCTGCAGATCTGCCCCTGGGCGCGGGGCCTCGTGAACTACTCCCCTGCGTCGATCTACCAGGGGTTCAACAGAGCTTCGATCACCATGGGCTTGGAAGAGTTCACGCGTGATCTGACCATGGCGACAGCCAAAACGGCGCAGGTCCAGTCCATCAGCGAGCTGCTCCGCCAAGTCATCTTCCCCGGCGGCGCCGTGATCTCTCGCGCGCTACCCAACGGGGGCTCGCGGCAGATGATCGTGCGCACCAACGTCGTTACGGCGTCAATTCATCCCGCGCATGATCCGCAAGACGCCAGCCGGCGTTTGACCATCGAGACCGTCAAAGTCGAGGGGCTCAAGGATCCGCAGATGGAGTTCGCGGAGCTCTTTCCACCAGAGGAGCTCTCGCGTATGCGCCGCGTGCTTGGCCTCGGTCTTCTCAAGTTCTACCGGCCCTACCGAGAGTACTACGAGCAGATCGAGCACGATCTCGGCACAGGGAAGGTCGTTACGTCATTTGCGGTCGACACCCGCTTCCTGCGTAACTTCTATCCAATCGCGCCGCTTATGGCGTTGCTCGGAGAAGACTGGAAGCGCTTCGTCGTGGAAGCGACGGAGTCTCGGCGAGGTCGTCTTACGGCCAACTCACGGAGCAACGTCACGACGCAGCTATTCGATACGCTGTTTCGAACCAACAACCTTCGGATCGGACAGTCTGGCGCGATCACGTCGGTCGCAGTCATGCTCGGGTCCAAAGATCCGGCGCGTTGGCTCGCGTTGAATCATACGCAGGCGGGGGTCTACTACTTCGAAGACTCGGGCTACCTCATCGTAGACTGGATCTCCGTCGTAGCGCCCGGAGGCCTGCTTCATCGCGTCGAGCCGTACTGCCGAACGCCTCCGAACTTGCTCAAGCATCAGCTTGACCAGCACGCTCTCGCACAGCGTGAACACCAGTACGACCCTCAGAAGGTGCTCTCAGCGCTTCGCTCCTTTGGCGGGGTGATGCGGACAGACGAGATCACCGTGGTCAACGTCACGTCCATCATCGCGGACTTGCGACAAAGCTTTGTCGAGCGCGTACCGCACGCGGACAAAGAGCGCTCTGGCGCGGCGAGTGACGACGGCCCTCCGGGGCTGACGCGCCGCCCACGAAACAACAACAACAATCTGTAGGAGAAGACACGTGTACGTGAAGGGCAAATTCACATCGCCAGCTGTTCCTGCGCAAGTGCGGGTGACCGAGAACGTGGATGAGCGCCTTGTGCTTCGTCTGGAGTGGCAAGGACCCGATCTTCGAGTGACGTTCAAAGACGGTTCAGTCCATCTCTTCACTGACGCACAAGTTCAAGTAGTGGTCACGCCCGCTCTGGGAGAGCCCGTGAACTTGTGCTTCGAGCCTGTCGCTCTTGCATCTGGGGCTCGTTGAATGGCTTCCATCTCCCTCCCGGAGGCGCCGCCTCCGTTCCACTGCGACATCTGCGCGCGCGCTGAATACGCCACAAAGGCGGGGCCAGGGTGCGTGGCTTGTCCGGCGTTCAAGGGCGCGCACTACTTCCCTCAGCCCGACGGGTCTGAGTACGCCGACGTGCTTGTTGTTGGCGACGCGCCCATCGCTCCGCGCCTCGCTGTCGTCGGAGGCAAGACCATCCCGGACAACGCGCTGTTCCACCAGCCATTCCGAGATGACGGCGCACGGGTGTTGAAGAACGCCATCAAGGAAGTGCAGAAGCAACATCCAGAGTTCGCCGCGCTCGACTTTCGGTATGTGTACGCCGTAAAGTGCGCGGTGGACGCTCCAAGCAAAGCCGTGATCACGGCTTGTCGGACTCCCCTCAAGTCGGAGGTCGCTCGACTCGCAGCAGCGCGAAACGCTGACGCGCCTGAGCGCTCACTGACAGTTATCGCTTGCGGCGTTCCTGCTCTGCACGCGCTCGGGATTCCTGTGCGCTCAGAGAAGGAAGCCATCGGGCGTGTCTACGACAACGTGAAGTTCGGCGACGCCTACCTCACCGTCGTGTTCACGCGGTCGCTCAAGGCCCTGGCCGTGGCCGTCGGCAAGTACAGCTCCGTGCTGGCTGACGTCGAGCGCGCCATGCGCATCGCGACGCACGCCGAGATTCGCTCGCTGACGCGAGCGGAGATCGAGAAGGACTACATCTACCCAAAGACCCTCTCGGAAGTGAAGGACGTGCTTCAGCACGCCTTCGAGTACACGAGGGAGGGCGTCGAGCACCTCGACTGGAAAGTCGCGTTCGACACGGAGACCAACACGCTCCATCCGCACTGGAAAGGAACCAAGCTGGTCGCCGTCTCATTGGCCTGGGACGACGGCAAAGCGGCGACGATCCCGCTGTGGCACAAAGAGACGCCCTACGACCCTGCGGCGGCGTACGAACACGTCCTCTGGTTCTTGCGCAGCGGCAAGCCCTTGGTCTGGTTCAACGCCAAGTACGACTTCAAAGTCTTCTGGCGTTTGGGCTTCCCCTTGGGCGACGTGGGCAAGATCGCGTGGGACGTCTTCTGCGCCGAGCACGTTCTTGAAGAGGACAAGAAGGGTCAGTACAACCTCAAGTACTTGACGAAGCAGGAGCTGCCGTTCCTCTCGGGGTACGAAGACCGCCTGCACGATGAGTTGGTGAAGGCCGACAGCGCCAACTTCTCTGACGTTCAGGTCTCCTCTACGCGCGCGGTGAAGTTGCCGCGAACCATCGCATCCGCGCTCGAAAGAGCGGTGGCTGCTGGCCTGATCAAGGACGTTCAATTCCGTCCTGAGACAGCCAAGAAGACGCTGGAGCGCTTGAAGCAGCTCCCCCTCGGAGACGAAGCGGGGCTGCTCAAGCTCCGTGAACAAGTCTCCGACCTGAGCTTGCTGTTGACCGCGAAAGCCAACGGAGAGTTCACCGGGAAGGCCGAACGGGAAGCAGCGAAGGATCGCAAGCGTAAAGGGGGCTTCGAGGACGTGCCCCTCGCAGAGCTGTGCTTCTACGCTGCGGTCGACTCAGACGCCGCGCGCCGCCTCGCCGTCAAGCAGAGCGCACGGATGTACGAGGAGGACGACAAATTCGAACGCTGGCGGCGACAGGTCCACGAAGAGATCGTCTCGGGTCCTCCGAACAGCGAGCTCTCCAAGTACCGGGTCGACATCCTCTGCGAACATCCGGCGCCGCTGCATCGTTTGGTCAAGCAGGACTATCTCCCGCGCCAAACGCAGCTGGCCAAGATCGAGTACCAGGGGATCAACATCGACCAGGACTACCGCGCGTGGGGCGAAAAGGCCCTGGACAACACGATCAGCTCGACCACGGACAAGATCTTCGAGCTGTGCGGGGAGCAATTCCCCCTGGGCAGCCCGAAGAAGCTCGCGGGGTACCTCTTCCTCGGAGGCGTCGGGTACAAGCATCCCGACCCTGAGCTGGCAGAACAGATGGCGAGGGAGAACCCCGAAACCATTCGCTACGTGGGCGGGCGCATCATGTACCGCTCGCAGCACTACACCGTAAAGGGGCAGATGCAGACGGGCGAGGCCGTGCTCAAGAGCCTCGTTACTCGGTACAAGTGCCCGCTCGCAAATCTGCTGATGTCGTTGAAGAAGGCCGACAAGGCGAAGAACAGCTTCTTCAAGAACATCGGCATCCTGTCCAACATGTTCGACGACGGGAAAATCCATCCCGGCTACAACATCACGGGCACGTCTACGGGCCGTCTCTCTTCGTCTTCCGGCGTGGATGGAGTTGGCTTCAACAATCAGAACATCATCAAGGGCATGATCGGTGCGTTGCGAGACATGCGCGGCAACCTCGTGCTCGACGCGAAGGGTCAGCCTGTCTTCGAGGGCGTGAAGTGCAAGAAGCTCTTCATTCCCGATGACGACAGCTTCTGCTTCGGTAACGCTGACGCCAAGGGCGCTGAGGTTTCGATCTTCGCGGGCTACGCGAAGGACGAGGCGCTGATCAACGCGCTTCTCGGAGGCATGGACGCGCACTGCTTCTTCTCGGCGGAGTGCTTGAATCCGAACCTCGTCGCAGCGGGGCTGCATGGAGAAGAGCGCCGCATCGCGCTGGCCAACGCTGCGATCGATGACGATCACGCGTGGACGTACGACGACTTCATGTCCGGCAAGGACTGCGAGTTTGGGCAAAAGGCGCCGGACGGCACCGTGATCACTGTTTGCCGCCACAACGACCACAAGTACTGCAAGCGCCTCAAGTCGCTCCGCGACAACATCAAGCGCCTCGTCTTCGGCCTGCTCTACGGCGCGGGCGTCAAGAAGATTGCGGACATCGCGGGCATCAATCTCGAACTCGCGCAGCAGATCAAGAAGCTGCTGTTCACGAAGTTCCCGACGTTGGAGGCGTTCATCAACCAGACCATCTGGGAGATGCGCACCTTCGGCATCGTCGAGACCTATCACGGGCGCCGCCGACGCTTCTCGCTCGGCAAGTACGCCCCCAACGCCCTCCGCGCCAAGGCGGAGCGGCAGGCCGTCAACTTCAAGATCCAGGCGACCAACAGCGACATCGTCATGATGGTGCTGTGCTGGGTCGCTGACGTGATCGAACGCGATCTCAAGGGACGGCTCCTGCTCACGGTGCACGACTCGATCGGCTTTCAAGTGCCGAAGAAGTACGCGCATCAGATCCCTGAGATCTTCAAGAAGTACGGGACGGAACGCGTGGCGCGTGAGTGCCCATGGCTTCCTGTGCCGTACCGCTGGGACGTCGAGCTCGGCCCGAGCTACGGCGAGGTGATGGGCGCGGAGAAGTACCTCGCAGGACTTCCAGCACCCCTTCCTCTGCCGGAGCTCGACGGTTGTATCGAAGAGGAGATCTTCGACGACCTCCGCGACCCGGACGAACACGAACTTGCGCCGAGCACAAAGCCTCCGCGCCGCGCCCCGAAGCTGGGGTAAACTACTAGAACATTGACGCCGAGTGGAGGGTCGGTAGGATGCTCAATATGAGTTCCTACCGACCCTCCTCGCTCTCGGATCTCGCGTTCATCGACGTCGAGACCACTGGCCTCAATGATCAAGAGCACCGCGTGATCGAAGTGGCCGTCGCGCGTGTCAGGCCCGATCCCGTGACGTGGGACACGCCTCTCGCCGTGGCCTCTTTTCGGTTTACGCCGTCAAGCGCCGATATGGCCAAGGCCGAGCCCGCCGCGTTCAAGACCAACGGCTTCTATCTGGGGCATCCCGACTGGGCCGACGCCCTGCCAATCGACAGCGACGCGGCGACGCAGGCGTGGAACAACATCGCGAAGATCACGCGCAAGGCCACCATCGTGGCACAGAACGTCCCGTTCGACCGGGGGTTCATGTGGGAGGAGCTCAAGCGGCGCGGGCTGCTCTACAAGCACGAGCAGTACGGGCTGCTTCCCCCTTGGGAGCGGCGCTTTGTGGAGCTTCAGAGCTTCTCGTGGCTCATCGCACAGGAGAAGGGTCTGGGGCTGTTCGGCCTGCACCACGCCTATGCGGCGATGGAAGGTCCCGAGCTGATCGAGCATCGGGCGGAGGCCGACGTGAAGCGCGGCATGGCCGTGATGCGCCACGTGTATCGGCGCTGGGCTTTTTCCCGGGGGCAGTAAAACCTCGTCTTTCAACGGGTACAAGACCATGGAGGACGACATGGTCAACCTGAAAGACTTCGCAAGTCCGAATCGTTGGTGGGGCTTCATCTGGGGTGGCGGACATACCGCTGCCACTGACCCTCAGAACCAAGGGTGGCGCGCATCGCTGTGCGTCAAGGGCGGAAGCGTTCTGCTCGTGGGCCGCAAAGGCGTCAAGGGCTGCGCGACTGTGGTGCAGCTGAGTGACAATCGAATCGACGTGGCACTCTACGAGGAGTCCACGCCTGAAGAGATTGCGACGGCGTCCACACCCGACCGAGTGGCGCTGGATCCCGTGTACATCCAGTTGGAGATGTATCCGGGTTGGGGCTTGACCCTCCTGGAGAAGCTTCGCGCTCTCCAGTAAGGTCAAGGAAGGCGCTTCGGCGCTTTCTTTGGCCCTCAGTCGTCGTCGGACGCAGAGGAAGTGAGGTTCACTTCCTGGTTGCCGATCTGAAGCGCCATTCTGGCGAAGTTCAGGGCGTGCAGAAAGTCGTCGGGCTGATTCGCAGCGTGCCGCCAAACCTTACGGGTTGAACCCGTCTGCCCGATGACCTCTTCGTATTCCGCCAAGATGTCCTTGAAGGGCTGAACCATGATGGAGTCCGGTTCTCGGGGGAACTGGAACTCCTTGCGAATGAAGCTCGTCATGAGCGAGTCAATCGAGACCGTACGATTGACCGTCACGAACTTCCCCTTGTTGTTCCACGCGAGGTACGCCGCAGCTGTCCCGGAGTAGCGGAACTTCAAAACGCGGTTCGGGTTCTGAATCGCGTTTCGCAACATGTCCATGCTCATGTTGCCCTCGCCCGCGTCGCCGCCGATGAACATGCGGTAGTGCGTCACCTTGTCGTAGAGCTGCAAGGTCTCGTAGATCTCTTCGAACTCTTGGAGCGGGGAAGTACCGGGGAAGATCTTGTAATAGAGCAGCCGTGTGCGGCCGACCCCGAGCTTGCCGATGATCGTCAAGACCGTGCGTGACTTGATCGCCACGGCGCCTTCAGGCCCTGACTTCGTCGCGGTTCCGCCGCCTGACCAGTCGATGCCTGCTGCGATCTTCGTGACACCGGCGAGGTTGTCGCGGGTCGGCGTGCGGCTGATCAGAGGGCCGTCGCACGCAGCCTGAAGCGTTTCTTTCGGGACGAGACGGCGGCCCTGAGAGTCACTGACACCCAAGACCTCGTTGCGAAATACCGAGATCGGATACGCTTCGGGCCCCTCCAAGTTGTAGAGGACGTCGGTCTTCCACTTGTCGAGCGCTGCGTCGCGCAGGGGGCCAATGGGCCACGCAGCGGGAACGAACTGGGGCACCATCAAGCGGGAGATGTGATACCCCTTCGTCTGATTGACGCGCCCGTCTTCGTCTGGGGGCTGCGGGTTCATATCGACCCAATGCCCGTTGCGGGGATTCAAGTACGCCTTGCAGCTAACGCAGATGGGCCCGCGTCGACCGCACTGCGTCTCGCTCAGCAAGATTGAGTGCTTGCCGCAGCTGTCGCACTTCACAGCCCATTCGGTCTGCGTGGAGTCCTGGAAAAGGGTCTCGATCCCATTCTCCATGGACTTGGGCGTGCCGCACAGCGTCAGATACCCGCCTTTTTTGGATGCCGAAAGGCACTCCTTGATGACGGGTCGCACCGCTTCCAACAGCATGTCCTGGACTTCGTCCAGCATGAGCCGGTCGCAGGATCGACCACGGCAACGATCAGCGTCATCCGACGCGTAGCTGAACTCGATCTGCGACCCGTGCGCGAAGTAGCGCGCGAGCACGCGATTCGTGGTGCCCTCGTCCACGAAGATGTCGCGAACCAACGGCGAGAACAGAATGAACTTCCCCACGCGAGAGACGGAGAAGGTCTGCGTCTGCTCCTTGGTCGGCGCGATGAAGAACGTCTTGAAGTGCGGAATCGCGACGCACTCGCCGATAGAAAACGTCGACAGCGTCATGCTCTTGCCGACCTGTCGACAGGTCTTCAACAGCATCTTCTGTGGCGAGTCGTCGTAGATCGCCCGGAACATGGGGTAGTCGTTCAGACTGAACGGCTGCCCCTCCCACATCAGTAGGTTCTCGGCGAAGTGAGACCGCGTTCCCTCGATGCGGCGCTTCGGGCGATTATACGGAGTGTTGTAGGATTGCATCTTGGCGAGAGCGTCGCTCGATGCGCTCGTCGCAGTAAATGCGACATGCAGCCAGTCGGTGGATCTGTCCGTCGAGCGCTGTACTCGGCTCTTCACGAAGCATACGCCGTAAAGCTTCGTAGGGAAGCATCTTCTGCGTGCTCCATGCCCGCTCGACCTTGTTCACGAAGCCCTGCTCCAGCTTCGTGAATGAGTCAAGCACGTCCTGCGCGAAGTGAAGCGGGTCCGGCGCGAACACCAGCCCTTCGTCATGCAGGACGGCTGCGACGGCGGGGTCGACGCCGTCCGGGTCGAAGCCGTGGTCCTCCGTGATTTTGTCGCCCGTCAATCGCTCGATCTCCATCACCGCCCAGCAGAGCTGCTCGGGTGTGGGATGGTGAATCGCGTCTGACGCAGCGGGCACGCCGTCACACGCCAAAGCCATGGCGAAAAACACGTCGTGGTCGTAGGTCCAAACGGGACCCGTGACGATCGTCTGCGCTGCGAGCAGTTTGGCCATGAGCGCATCGGTTGCGGGTACCCTGCGGCGCTCCAGTTCGATTCGAATGGTCTCGGGCTCCCACACACCCAAAGTCGGCCCGAGCGCCGTCAACGCGGCGTTCCACGCCACGCTGAGCTCAATGGTGGGGTCCTGCAGCAGCTCCGTCGCGTGGGACATTTCAGCCTCGCGAGACGGGGATACCTGCGGCGCGCAGCTGTCGCGCGAAGTCCGCCTTCATGTCGGCCGGAAGCGTGTTGACCACTTCCGCCACCTTCTGAACGTCGAGGCGGCCCCCCGGGGCGATCTCGCGGAGCACGTCGGAGCCGAGCGCGTCGGAGTAGAACGAGTTGGGCAGGCGTTCCAGGTGCATGGGCTGCACGAACGC